ACCGATGTGCTGTCCGCTTGAGCTATCCTAGTCGCATCTAGCCAGAGTTGGAGATTGGGCAGGTTGCGAGGGTTAAACCTTTTGCGATTGAGTAGCAGTAGCATCAGATTGCCCTCACTATTAAAGTGATTGTCCTCGCTCCACCTTGGTTGACAGGTGTCCCTGATGTGCCACTACGTACTTTGAGGTAGCGCACGGAGACGAAGTCGGCAGGGTTGAGTAGAATGAATCTCGATGCCGCAGCTGTGATGGTCACCTCTGTCCCGAGAGAGTCAAACACGTTGTCCCATGTGGAGTTGTCGATGCTGGCTTGTAGAGTCAAGTTGGCTGTTGTCCATGATGCTGGCATGTCGATGCCGATAAGGGTGAAACCTGATAGATTGACGGCACCTGACAAGGATTGCCCGTTGGCTATAGTCGCTGTTGTTGTTGTGGGTATCCCGCGTCCCGTTGGTGTGATAGTGTTATTTATTGGCATAAGTAGTCTCCTCTCATTTTGCACTCCGCTCCCCACCCCTGAGCCAATGTGAGTGCGTCACCCAAAATGTCCATGAAAAAAGCCCATCTGTGATGGACTTAAAATTTTCGATACTAACATAATATCACGATTTATGACCCCGAAAGTGCAATCATAGTGCAATCTTTTATCGCCAGCCGATTCTCTCTGCGATGGCCTCTATTATCTCCTCTCGCCAGTTGATCGCCTGTCTGCGTGAGATGTTCACCTCTTGGGCGATGCCGTCCCATGTTAAGAGTTGCGGCTTTGTCCAATATTTCAGCTTGACCAGTTTGGTGCGATGCGGATCCAGCATCTCCATCACCGCCTCGATGGCGTCTGTGACCTCTTCCAGCTTCTGGAGCCTCTTATCTGTGGTGAGTCGGGTTGCTGTGGAAGCAGTCGGGTTGCTTATGCCCGATCTGCCTCCCTCTTGTTGGACTTTGCCCGCGTGAATGATGTCCTGCCTGATTCGCTCGATTTCCTTTTTCGTATCGTGATAAAAGTAAAGCTCCGCCTCAACGTGATGAAATGACGCCCGCGTGAGTTTCATTGACCACCCTCCATCATCTTATAGAGTGCGATGGCAAAGATGATGCCAAGGAGGCCGAGAAGTGCAAGGAAGATTAGGCAAAAATAGATGATAGCCGTCACAATGGTCATTTCCTCTCCCCCTAGTATTTAATGGTTATTTTAAAAAATAATCTATCCACCATCCGATGATATAAGCGACCGAAAAAATTATTCCCAATTTAATACCTGCTAAAATAGCTTTTATCACATCTCTCATACTTTATTCCTCGTATTTAATCGTTATTTTTGTTCCGCAGTACCTGCAATAATTTGCACCTCGTCTGATGATTAAAATGCCACATTCTTCACACATACCGTATCCTCGTCTTTTCATTCCTCGCTCATACAAAAAATCAGGTAAAATGAACGGGATTCTTACCATAAAAAAGAAACTAAATTTCACGAATTTCATTTCTGCATCTCCTCCAGATACTCAATCCACCTAATCGCGACCGCCGCCACTTGGATCAGCTCTGTCCGTAGGTTGACTTTGTTTCCGTCACTCTCCAACAGCTCCTTCGCGACCTCGCCCACTTCCTCCGTCAGCACCGCCAGCCTAAGATGCTCAGGGAACTCGTGCCTCTCCTCCTGAAACTCTCTTTCGTCTGCGATGCGTTCGAATACCCACATTCTCTTTTCAATTTCCTCTGGGATGTCAAAGTCTCCGTCATTGATTTCGTTGGTGATCTGCTCAAGGGTTTCAACGTCAAATCCATAGTGCCTGAGTTCGGTTAAAAATTTAAGTAGCTGAGCTTTGTCTAGCATCGTCGCACCCTCTCCCTCAAGAGTCTCGTCAGTCAATTTATACTTGAGTTTCACGGTTCACCTTCTTTGCCCGTTGGATAATGAGCTTGTAAAACTTGCCTAGCATGCGGTCAAACTCTTTGTCAGTGACGATGGCGTTCATTCTGAGTGCGTAGATAGATTTCATGAGATTTTGATAGCCATCTGGATTGTCGCCTAGTGTGTAACCTTGCTTGTTCAGTTGCTCCTCAAGTGGTTCTGCTGTAATGCCAAATTGTAAGTTCATACTCATCCTCCTCTAACCTATTTTTCGCCAGCTTCAACCGTCATGATGAGCCTCTGGAGATACCACTTATTTCCCCAACGCCTCCTTGACTTCTAAAACTGCTATAGAACTGCTATCAAATGGGATAAATACCACTCTGCCTTACGCAAATCCTCGACGCCGTTTTTTTGGCTATATCGGCTGATGTATTTGATGATATTCCCCTGCAAATACCCTTCGTATTGTTCTGGCGTTAGCTTGGCCGCGATGTAATCGATGGTTTCTATGCCGCCTACCTTGTAATGGTCAGGGTTGATTCTGTCTATCCCCATTTGATTGTTTTCCTCCTGTGGTTGACTGTGATCAGCTTCGCCCGTCTTTGTAGCTCCTCGATTGCCGCCAGCTTATACTTCAGCTCGCACCCCTTGTCATGGTAGGCGATGTCGTAAAGGTAGCCTAGCTTCGCCTCTTTCCAGTTCAACTCCGTCACTCGCATGTCCCCCCTTTGCAATCGTTGCCGTAGGCTTCGCCCTCTTCGATGTAGATGAGGTAGCCGTTCGCGTGGCACCCTTGGCACGGTTCCGCTGTGCCGTCGATGAGATGGTACCCGTGACCTTTGCAGTCTGGGCAGGTTACCTTCTTCACTCTACCGCCTCCTTGAAAAGGTTCATGATCAGCACGATGAGGATGCCGATGTTTAAGACTAGGTTAAGAATTGAGAAAAAGAGCAATATCGTCATCATTTTCAACCCTCCTTGGGAGTTTTCCATCGGTTCGGAGCTTGTCCAATATGAGGCACACTTGCATTTTGCTAAGTCCCGTCTCCCTCACGATTTGGCTTCTCGGCAGCTCGTGGAGACTTTTGACCCGCTCCCGCATCTCTTCTGGGATGTCTCGTATCAGGTTGGTGATGGCATCAGGGATTTGCTTTTTCTGCAACGGCTTTCGTATTCTGGTGACTTGTCTTAGGCTGTAGTCTGGGATAAGCACCTCATACTGTCCCCTGACCCCCGGCTTGGGGTAAATCGCCTTTTTCCGTCGGAGTGAGTAGATTGCCTCTTGGACGCGATCGAGTCGGATATCAGTCTGGTTTCGAATGTCGATGTGGTTATGAATCCCCTGTTTGATGCACTCCAGCACTTGCGATTGGTTGATAGTGAGTTCCATTAGATTTTTTGCTTCCTCCCCCTCGTCCTTTGCGGGATGCCGTGAGCTTTGAGATGACGATGCATTGTGTTCGGGGCGATGCCGATTTCTTGCTCGATGGCACTATACGTCTTGCCTGTGGCTAGCTGAGTCAGGATCAGCTCCTTTGTGACGTGTGGGTACTTGTCCACCAAGGTGTAGATTTTTTTATATCGTTTCTTTGTTCTGCCTTTTCCCTTGCCTCTGCCTCTGCCTTGGATGCCGTGTAAGTTAAGATGGTATTTAAGCGAGCCTTTTGGGATTTTTAGACTTTTCTCGATGTCGCGATAGCTTTTATCACTATCCATCTCTACCTGAACCATCTCTTTGGTGATGTGAGGGTATCTTTCGGCCACAGTCACGGGTTTCAATGTGTGTCTTTTCCATGTTTGACGCCTGCCTTTGATGCCGTGACGCTTTAAGTGATTGCCTAAGGAGTTGTATGGGATGCCCAAGTCTTTCTCGATTTCCGCATAGGTCTTTTCTGTAGCCAGCTCCCTCTCAAGGATTTCCTTGGTGATGTGTTTGTACCTTTCGCTTATCAGGTTGTCCCTTGCGCTAAATTTGGGGGTTTTCCTCGGAGCGAGCATCTCACCGAGTTTTTGAAACTCTTTCCCGATCTGGCACTCCTCGATACAAAATTTCATCGTGCCTTTTCTCGTGTTGATCATCTCCGTCACTTCACACCGTCTACAATGCGTTTCAGTGAGGTTGGTGATCTCTTTTAGTATTGGGATTCTATCCAATGTAACTTTCATGCTTGCGCCCGCTTCCTTCCCCTTTGCCTTTGTGGGATGCCGTGACGTCTCAAGTGATTAGTTAACGTCTTGTGCGCTAAGCCTAAGTCTTTTTCAATTTCAGTGTTTGTCTTTTCTGTCGCCACCTCTTTTTCAAGGATTTCCTTCGTGATATGCTTGTACCTTTGCTTGATCGACAAATCCCTTAAACTAAATCTTGGACTTTCCCTTAATTCCAACATTTCGCCGAGCTTTTGAAACTTTTTGCCGATAGGACATTGCTCTATACAAAAATTGATTGTCCCACTTGTCAGGTTAATCGTCTTGGCAACTTCGCATCGTTTACAATGTGTATCTGTCAAATTGCTAATCTCCATCAGCACATTAAGTCTATTCACTGGTCATCACGATCCCATCCCATTCTTCGCGGATTTGAGCTGCCTTCGCCTTCACTTCCTGCACCATCCTCTTCGAGATGCGAGGATGACATCCCATCGCCTCTGTCATGTGGTCTTGCCCGATCAGGTAGGCTTGGGTATTCACTTTCTCCAGCCAGTCCCAGTATTGAGCTGTGGTCATGGATTTCACTTTTTGGAAGATGCGTTTCTTTTGGTCGTCGGTCATGACTTAGCCACCTCCTCAAGCCATTCGAACATCATCACCATCTGCTTGACCGCTAGCGGATGCTCGCCATACTTCTGGCACAGTTGTGACGATGACTCGCTGACCCATACCCAGAACGCTTGACTCTCCATCCCTGACTTGACTGCCATCTGATTCGCTTCACCGATCCAGTGATAGACGTCATCGAAAAATTGTTTATAGTCCATCGTCACACCTCATCAATCTGGATATAGATTCCTGACGGTTCAGAAAACACTTTCTCCGCGATCAAGCTAACGACAATCGAATCATCGCTCCAGAACTTCAGTTTCGTCATGCAGTCCTGCACCAACTTCAAGCTGTTGTCGAGGTCTGGCTTGGTCGTTTTCCACTGACCTTCCTTCGTCTTTGCCTGAAGCGGGAAGCACCACTTCACCATCAGCCTGACTGACCTCTTATATGGCGTCGCTGGTACATGTGGACTTAAGTAGCCCATCATGATAGCCCTTGCGTCTTTCAGCTCCTGTGGCTCATAGAATATCGGCTTACCGAATCGAATCGCTACTTTCTTCTGCTGATGAGTCGTTGTTGGTATTTTTGTCATCGGCACGAAAAACGCTGTCGTCATTTTCATCTCTCCATCTCCATCGTCGACGTGGCGGCTTTGCTTTTATAAATCAGGGGAAGGGTGAGTGGGCGTGTGTTAAGCCCCACTCACTATTCCTATATTTATATAGTGGTCGCCATCGCTGGCGGCGGCATGTTAACGTCATGATTATTGCCGCCATGTTCAGCGGGATTTTTTGTTGTGTTTTTTTAAGTTTCGCTGGCGGCGGCAATCATGTTTTTATGGTCGCCGCAACGGTTTATTTTTTCTTTACAATGCGATGTCCGATGGTTCTGTCCATCTCATAACCGTACTTCTTGACCCAATCCCGAACGGTTCGTTCAGCGACTTGTTTGCCTGAGTTCGTAAACCACTCGACAACATCTTGCACAGTTGGCGGTTCTCCGAAATTGCATGAGCTGATCACGTCGTCAAACTCTTCGGCCTTGTTGCGATGTTCCTTGTTGACTTTGCTTTTCAGCTTGTCTGTGGCCTTGATCCAAGGTGGCCGCTCGCCTTCTGGGTCAACGTCCTTCAGGATGCCTTCGTCATCGACGATGTGGATCGGGTACTGAAACCACATGTTAATTGGCTCAAACTTCGGATACTCTCGAAGTGTTCCTTCCACTCGCCACGCTGAGCGAATCTTTATGCTCTGGAGCTTGTCTGCTATCTGCTTCTGAATCGACTCCAGCGATTCTGGCTTGCTGAGCTTTGACGGTAACTTCTGGATGTTCTTCGCATGTTCTTCCATCGCCAATGAGTTCATCAAGTCGTCATCTCGAATCTTCTCCAGATAGTCTGGGCTGTGCCTTTCGATGTAGCTTCGATAGATCTGGCATTGAAGCTTGTTTTCTTCGATTCGCTTCATCGTGTCACCAACGTCTAGCTCAACGAGGTCAATGAGTGCATCAGGGTCTCTCGCAAAGACTCCGCTTCCGCTTGCTCTGTCCATTGACTTCTTGCCGCCTTGCGAACCTTTAGAATGATGATGGCAATAGATGACGCTGGAGCCTAAGTCTGTGCATATCTTGTCAAACTGATTGGTAAAATGAGCCATCTGGTCTGCGCTGTTTTCGTCGCCTGTCAGCACCTTGTAAATCGGGTCGATGATGATGGCGATGTAGTTTTTCTTCGCCGCTCTTCGGATGAGCTTCGGAGCTAGCTTATCAAGTGGAACGGTCTTGCCTCGAAGGTTCCAGACGTCGATGTTATCGATGTTCCTTGGCTCGCATCCGATGGCTTGATAGACGTCCTTGAACCGATGGAGCGCACTGGCTCGGTCTAGCTCCAGATTCACATACATGACTTTGCCTTGTGAGCAGTTCCAGCTTAGCCACTTCCTACCTTCTGCGATGGCGATACATAACTCAATGAGTGCGAATGACTTTCCTGCCTTGGATGCTCCTGCCATCAGCATCTTGTGACCTTGTCGCAAGACTCCCTCGATGAGTGGTGGAGCTAACGCTGGCATGTTCTTCCACGTGTCGGTTAGGCTCTCGATGTCTGGTAGATCATCGTTGACGCCTTCGATCCACTCATACCAGTCTGACCAGCTACCTTTGCCGATGTTCGTATCAACGATGAACTGCTTCTTGCCATTTCGCTCGACGCCTGGCATCCGTGATAGTCTTGAGGGATTGCGATTCTGATTGTCGATATTCAGCCCATTCTTTTTGCAGATGTTGTAGAGATAGTCAACTCGCTTGCGATACTCGTCATAGTTCGATGCTTCGACTTTGACGATGGCGTGGAGACTCTTGCCACCACTGTAGACCATGACCGATATGGGAAGCTCTAGCTCTCGCATGATGGCATTCTGCTTGTCGATGTCCATCGTGTCAGACTCCACGAGTGCATAACGATAATCTGTGACATTTTCGTTTTTAACGCCTTTGCCATCCAAAGGGTTGAACCTGATCCACGCTCCCGCTTCGGGGTTGTAGTCTCCTAAGACGGAACCAATGTCACCGTTACATTGGGATAGCTTGTGAATCAGCTCCCCTGATGTGCGGTCGTAGGCTCCCCTTGTCGGCAGAAACTTGCCTTCCTCGTTTTGCCATGTGTCCACGACATAGCCGACGTTCTCGCTGGACTCAAACAACGTCTCCAAGTAGGTGATGAGCTGTTGAGTCGGACTCCATGTGGCTGGCTCGTTAATTTCCTTGCCTTCAATCCAGTTCTTGTTGACGACGACATAATCGCCTGAGATTTCATCTTCCCAATCGATTTCATGCCCCGCATCACGGCTTGTCCATCCATTATCTTTTGCCATCTGCGTGATGGTGGCTCCTGTAACTCCTGTCCCCTCGAAGGTCGTCCACTTGCGGAAGCATTCGCCAGGACGATACCTACCACTGTCTCGCTTGCTCCACTCCTCCCAATCACTTGCTGTGTAGCCTTCATGCTTCAAGGCCATGCCGACATTGATCCACTCTTGATAATCAAGCTGAGACGGGTTCACATGGTCGAGCAGCTGTGTTAAGTCCATTTTCCTCTCCATTGCGTGTCCCCGTTTCAGTAAGTTTTTGGATCAATGCCGTATGGGATTCGCCAGTTGTTCAGTGCCATCTTGGTGATGAGTCTGTCGGCTTTTCCGAAGTTCCATGTCCCCACGTGCTGGAAGCCTCTTTTTTCCAGTAAGATGATTTGCTTGGGTGTGGCCAATCCTTCTTGGCGACGTGATACGACATGATTGATGAGCTTGCTGGCCTTGCCTTTCGTCAAGATGCCTTCTGCATTGATGCCAGCACTCTCGATGAATTGAATTTGCTGTTCGGTTGTTGGCTCAAACTCCCATGAAAATGCAGGTTGGTAGTTAATTAAATCCTCTGCCTGAATGCTAATTTCATATTGAACGTGGTCAACTAATTTTTTCGAGCGATTCTTGTTCTGCTCCAACTGTTTAGCAAGCGACTGTTCCCGCTCCTTCAACGCCGACTCCACAGCATCCTTCTGAGCATCCTCAAGGTCAACTGCTTCTCCAGCTTCTTCGATTCGCTTGGTCATCGCTTCTGCTATCTCGTCTGACTCTGCGATGAGGTGAGCGGGATGGGATAACGCATGCCTCTCCGTGTGCCAGAGGAAGTCGAGAACCAACAGTTCTTTCTTGCCTTGGTAAAGTCTTGTCCCACGGCCAATCATCTGAGAATAGAGCGAACGCGACTTTGTTGGCCTTAAGACCACGATGCAGTCCACGCTTGGGCAGTCCCATCCTTCGGTGAGTAGCATGGAATTGCACAAGACGTTATATCGGCCTTTCTCAAAGTCTCGGATGACTTGTTGACGGTCATAGGATTCGCCGTTGACTTCTGCCGCCTTGAATCCGATGCGATTCAGTATGTCAGCGAATCGTTGGCTGGTGGCGATCAAGGGAAGAAAGACGACAATCTTTCGATGCTTGGCCACTTGCCACATCTCATGAGCGATTCTTTCGAGATATGGGTCAAGGGCTGTGTCAAGGTCTGATGCGGCAAAGTCCCCTGACTGCTGGCGAACATTCGTCAAGTCGAGTTTAAGCGGAATCGTCAACGCTTTGATGGGACTCAAGTATCCTTGTTTGATGGCCATCGGCAACTTGTATTCGTAGGCCAACGTGTCAAAGAACGAACCGATGTTTCTCATGTCCCCGCGATCAGGAGTGGCCGTCACGCCAAGCACGTTGGCAAGGTTGAAATGATTCAGGACTTTTTGATATGAATCACTAACTGCATGATGAGCTTCGTCAACGATGACCGTCTGGAAATGCGATGGACTAAACTGCTTCAGTCTAGAATCTCGCATCATCGTTTGCACGCTACCCACCACCACACGATAGAAGCTACCGATAGACGTCTGTTCTGCTTTCTCGACTGAACATTTGAGGCCTGTTGACTTTTCCAGCTTGTCAGCTGCTTGGTCTAACAGTTCTGTGCGATGAGCGAGGACGAGAACACGCTCGCCCTCCTTGACGCAATCCTCAATCACCTTGCTGAACACGATGGTTTTTCCGCACCCTGTCGGAAGTACCAGAAGTGTTCGTTTGTTGCCTTTTCTCCACTCTTCATGAATGGCGTTTCTCGCTTCTAGCTGATAAGGCCTAAGCTCCATCGTCATGGTCTGAACTGTCATTCACAACGCCTCCTTAGAAGCTCCCAGCTGTGAAGTTGCCTG